AAGAGATCTCATAACTGATTTAACATTATCTTTATTTACTTTAACTTCAATCTCATCTATGTAGTTATCAAGCAAGGTTAAAGTGTCTTCAGTCTCTACCGTAGTTTCACCCTCTTCAAGATTAACACTAAGGTCTTCAACAATTTTAAGATCTGCAAGACCTATGTCTTGTAGTTTTCTAACGTTATAATCAAATTTGGCATAGTCACCTTTATCTTCTACAATTAATTTTACGAATGTTCCTTCCAGTTCTTCCTCATTCGGTGCCACAAGTTTATTATTATAATAAAGCTTATGAAAAGTGTTATAGGGATTTCTGTAAAAAGTAGTTCGTAAAGTCTCTGTGTCGAAGACGTGGAATCCTCTTCTTGCTCCATAATCACTCCAGTATAATTGATAAGGGTTACCAAGATAATAGCAGTTATCCATATTAGACTTGGTATGATAGTGTCCAGAAAATACTTTCTTGAACTTCTGGAAGACATACATGTCAGTTCCAGTCTGCATTACATGACCAGGATGTGCTTCAAAACCATTGAGTTCTAGATGACCCATACACACAGGTGCTTCACTCTCAGTAATTATCCTAAGAGTTTTATCATAGTTCTCTTCACATATCCAAGGTAACATAAGAATATCCAACCCATCATAGTTGAGAGTAGTTGGTTTGTCTACCGTATCAAAGTTTTCATACTCTCCTAAGAGTTCAGTTGGAGCATTTATTCTAAGTGTGTTCTTATAATATATGTCATGGTTACCTACTAGACTAGTCATATGACATCCTAGGTCTGTAATAGGATCAAACCACATTTTCTTTGCCTCATCTAGAGACATATAGTTTATTGATCTACGTTTATCAAACGTATCACCTAGATTAATTATTTCTTTTATACCTAACTTTTCTATAAAAGGTATAACAACATTTCCATAGAACTTCTTATAGTGTTCTATAAAGTACACGTTATCATTACGAACACCAAAGTGTTGATCAGTTATTAATAATATCTTCATCGTTTAGTGTTCATCTCAACACGACTTTTAATTTGATTATAGTCGGGACTTGCTTCTCCGTCAACTGAAAATACATGATCGTAACCTGATTTCTCTAATATCTTTTCCTTTATATCCATCTGTCTTTTCTCTTTGGCAATTCTACGAAGGAAGGCATAGTAAACTATCTGTGTAAAATAGGCAAAAGGATTTCTTGACTTCTCTGGATCAAAGTTATCAATGTATTGGATACAGTTCTCTATCCCATCACATACCATATCATCTTTATACATGTAGTTGATGAAGTTCGGTCTGTACGACAGATGTTGTGCTATCTTTAAAAAGCAACTTCCAATATAATTGTTCACGCGGGGTTTGGCTTTACCAGACTCCTCCGCAGCCTTAACTTTTCTTTTATATTTGATGATCTGGTTTAAAAACTCAGCGTTATCAACGTAGTGCTGCTTCTTTTTAGGATTCGCCTTCCTCATTTTTGTCCTCCGACAATAGATTCATTATAGCAGGGCTTGACAAAGGTGTCAAATACCTATACAATAACCATGTAAGGGTTCAAGGGGATTTTGGGTCTTCTTTAAATATCTTTTCAAACCTCTTTCTCGCTTCATCAATCTTTCCAATATACCCTTTAGTCATACTGGGGTCAGTTTTCATACGAGATTTTTTCTCACCCAACCCGTCGGCACCGTGGATATATGCTTCATACATAAAAATAACTTCTTTATTCATAGATGAAACAGTAATAATATCTTTCTCTCTTATAATATAAAAATCTTCATCAGATAACTGTTGCCATTTGGAAAACCCAATAGCACGTGCTAGTTTCTTTTCATTTATTTCTTTGTCTATGAATTGTATACAAACTGGTTCTTGAATAAAAACTAGAGACTCTCCTTGATCTTCTGTTAAAACTGCTCGACCAAGTACTTCCTCTCCACTCACGAGTTTGAAAACTCCGTAGAACTCCTCTTCATGCTTTGCGTAATTGATTGCCATGTTAGATAGTAATTTCTACAACTTCATAATTAAAGTTCTCTTCATTATATATTTTGATCCTTTCATATAGATGTCGGAGAGTATAGTTCTTTCCTGTATCCGTAGAAATGTCATCAGCTATATCATAAAGAGTTGCTTTCGATTTATTCTCTCCCTTCCTCAATACACGACCTATCGACTGAAGGTTACGTATTCTTGATTTAGAAGGTGATGCAAAAATAACATTGTGTAGGTTTTTGATATTGATACCAGTAGAGAATGTTCCTAACGATGCAACGATAATAGAATTGCTAGACCTTTCAGTCAACCATCTAATTTCTTCTCTATCTTCTGTCTCAACACCACCATGAACTAAGTATACAGACTTATCTGTATAGCTATTTATCAATTCATGTAAAGGTAGACCATGTTTTTCTACGTAGTTAAAGAGCACTAGTGTATTACCTTCTAGGTCACACGCTAGATTTCGGATAAATTTATTACGGTTTTCATGTTCGGTCAGGTACTCTATCTCATCTTGATATCCTTCAAATAGTTTCTCTTCATGTTTCAACAATAAAATTTTTATTTTTAACTGAGCAAGATGTCCTTTCTTCATCAGTGTTTCAGTCTTAGTTACTTTAGAACATTTACCAAAGACACCTTCTAATACTAATTGATTTACGTTAGTTCCATCCAGTGTCCCAGTAAAACCATACCTATACTTACAGTCATGTAACTTAGACATTAATCTTGTTAGAGATTTAGCCTTGAATAAATGTGCTTCATCGCCTATAATAACATCAAAGCGTTCAAACCATTTACGTGGTTCTTTGTATATGGATTGCCAAGTAGTAATTATTACTGGATGATCTGTATACTTATCTTCTCCGCTATAGATTTTATGACAGTATGAAGATGCTTTCCATCCATACTCTACAAAATCTCCATACATTTGTTCTACAAGAGAAGTAGTAGGAACTACAATAAGGACTTGACGTTTAACATTTACATGAAACCTAACTAATGAATAGATCATCAAGGATTTCCCACTGGCAGTTGGCGACAATAGGACTCGTCTGTTGTATCTCAGGCATTCGTATATTGCTTTCAGTTGGTAATCGCGTACTTTTACAGGAAGAGAAAGTGCCCGAACGAAGCCAGCTACAGCCTCAGGAGTTATTAAATCGTTCTCTTCCAAAGGGAGACCAAAATGTTCGTGCTTTTCAGTATGATATGAATACTTCTTTTTCTGACACCAATCTATTAGATATGAATATAGACCGCAGTATATCTCCCCAGTAGCAGGAGAATATAATCTTACTTTCCCATCCCAACCTTTATACCTTCGGTTCTTCTGCATATACTTTGCATTGTCAACCTCAAAGGTAAAAAAATCTGCTAGTTCTTGATGGGTAGATGGTTCAGCGTCAACTTTTAAATATACTTCATTCTTCTTTCGGATTGTAAGATCCATAGATCACATGCCACTTTGAAACCTCTCCCACTCAATAGCATTTTTGATTTGAAAGTTACGACTTCCAATTTGCTTCAAGACACCATCTAAAAAGAAGAGCACTTGATCTATATAGTCTATTTTTAATTGTAATTTTTGTATGTCATCGTCAGACTCGATGAACATATTGACTTCCTCCTTAGTCATAAGTTTAAAGTCAAAAGGAAGTTCTTTATATTTTTGTGCAGGTGCTTTACCTTTATAGTATATCCATTTTTCCCTTACCATCTTTCTATATTCACTCTGTCTTTCTTTCTTCATCAAGGCATACGTGTTGTATATTTCCATGTACCGCAAGTGAAGTTGAGGAATCCTAGTAGACTCCTCACCATATTTCTCAGGATCAATAACAGAATCAGATTTCCACTGTTCCTGTAATGCCTCTAAATTCATAATTAAATGCCTTGGTCACGTTGGTCAGAAAAAAAATCTTTTAAGGAAGACTGCATTTGTCCTTTATTTTCTTTCGGGTAATCCCTCTTGATCCCCTTCATCCTGTCGTAGTCCTGATGCATCGCTCCCAGTAACCATGCCTGTGCTAGTTGCTGAGGTCCCTCTTTCAACAATCGGATTTGTGATTTGGATAGACCAGCCTTCATCTCCAAATACTCCTGTCTCCACGATGTTGTGTCTTGTTTGTTGGTCATTTTTTTCCCATTGGGATTGGATTTTTTCAATGTCTGCATCGACATCCTTCATAGTATTATATATCTTAGCATTAATCCATTGCGTTTGCAAGTATTTGATAATACCTAATAGGAGATGCTGCGTAAAAGGATTCTTAAATTTTCTTCTTACCCACCTTTCTGCCTTCTGATACCAAGTAATTTTACCTGATCCGATAAGCAATGTTTTTTCAAACTTTATTTTGGGCATCAACGTCTGTCGGTGGTGTTGACATTTCTTATTTCATATAATATGTATCTAAATGTTGCGGTAGCAGTTAGGTAGTTATTGTCACCAGATGTGACATCAAATGGTAGAGAACTTAATGATGTAGGAAATAGTGACTTAAATACTATATCAAAATTAGCAAGGTTGTTATTATTCAATACCTGTAGAGTAGCATCTGAGAATCTACCATCTTCTGTAGGATGATCTTCCCATTGTACTTGCCATTGACTTCTTTCTCCACGACTTTGAGGTGTTCCTAATGCTCTCATCCAGTTATGGAGTTCCATATAATTTCTTAAATCTTCGTCAACTATAAACTCAATACTTAAATCTTGATACTGTATATTACCTTCTACAGGAATAGGAACGAAACCTGCTGTAGGAATATTGACATCACCTAATACCATTGTAGGTAGGTTTGCTTTCTGACATA